ATCGCGCCGCAGACGCTGACCACGACCGATGACACGCTTGTTGTCGACCAGGCCAAGTACTTTGCGTTCGAGGTCGACGACGTTGACGCGCGTCAGGTTCGTGACGGTGGCCAGCTACTGAACCGAGCTGCGAACGACTCGGCGTATGGTCTTGCTGAGGTCACTGACACGTTCCTCGCTGGTCTGATGACCACGAACGCTGGCAACGTGCTGACCCCTGGTGCTGCGGCGACTGCTGACGCTGCGTACAAGATCGTCCTTGCGCTGAAGCTCAAGCTTGACAAGTCCAAGGTTCCTGCGGCTGGTCGATTCCTGGTCGTGTCGCCAGAGTTCTACTCGCTGATCCTTCAGGACACGCGCTTCATCTACGCGAACCAGTACGGTTCGACTCAGCCGATTCAGAACGGCGAGGTGGGTTCCATCCTCGGGTTCTCGGTCATGGTCTCGCTGAACCTGCCGCAGGGTACCGCTGGCACTCTTCCGGCCGTTTCCAACTTCGTGGTTGCTGGTCACCAGATCGCCACCACGTACGCGGAGCAGATCAACAAGGTTGAGGCGTACCGCCCGCAGGATTCGTTCGGCGACGCTATCAAGGGTCTCCACCTGTACGGCGGTAAGGTCGTCCGCCCCGAGGCCCTAGCGGTCATGGACGTTGACGTCACCACGGGTCTGCCTAGCTAACCCGACTGAGTGAGTGGGGGTCATCTACGAAAGTTCGTAGGTGGCCCCCGCCCTCCCCAACTACCCACAAACTTTCGAGGAGTTGCACCCATGGCCCTTGTTGCCGTTGAGGTTGAGAACAAGTCCAAGCAGGTTGTTCGGCTCGCGCTGGAAGAGGACGGCGAGCAGCTCGATTACCTGCGCAAGCTTCTGAAGCGGGACGAGCTTGAGCGGGTCGAGGTTGTCAAGACTGCCGCTCGCAAGCCTGCTGCTTCCGCCAAGTAAGAAGGGTGACCCCGCATGACGCTTGCTCCGCTGGCAACGGTCGCTGACCTAACAGCACGTGGGGTCACTGTTGCCGAGTCAGAAACCGCAGTAGTAACCACGTACCTTGACGTAGCTTCAGCGCTGATTCGCGAGGCTGCGGGTACCCCCATTACTCAGACGACTAGCACTGTGGTACTTGAGGGTGACCACGATCAGCGGCTGAGGCTTCCTGGCAATCCCGTGCAGTCGGTCTCCTCGGTCACCATCGACGGCGATGACGTCACGGACTACAAACTCACCAGTGGCGCTCTGTGGCGCCGTATGGGGTGGCGTGCAGTCAAGTGGTCCTCGTACGGGTGGCGAGCCGACATGGAGCCTTCAGCGGTCGAGGTGACGTACACGCACGGCCTACCCACGGTGCCCGCTGACATCATCGACATGGTGTGTCGCCTCGCGGGTCAGGCTCTGGTGCAGTTCCGCGCTGGTGACCCAACGGCCCGTATGGCTGACATGGAGCGCATTGGCGATTACCAGGTGAAGTACTCCGGTGTCGAGACTGGCATTTTGCTTCTGAGTCATGAACAGCGTGCGCGTCTCGCTGCCCGGTTTGGTGCTGGCCCTGGTCTGGTGGTGAAGTCCCGGTGAGTCGCATTGCACGCCTGTTGAACGCGTCCGCTGACGTGTACCGGGATGTTCGTACGCCGGATGGCATGGGAGGCTTCACGACCGTTTGGACGAACGTTGCCACCGTGCCCGCTCGCTTTGCTCAGTCGACCGCCATTGAGCGCATCCTCGGGGGCCAGAGCGGCGAGAGTCAGACGCACACGGTCTATCTGATCCCTGGTACCGATGTACAGCGTGGTGATCGTCTGCACCGTGGCTCTGATGAGTTCCTCGTTCTGAGTGTCAGCGAACCGAGCATGCCGGGAACCTATCTCGCTGCTAACTGTCTCTTCCGTCAGGCTGGTCAGTAATGGCGGGGGATGGTCTGCGTGGTTTGCGTACGGCCCTTGCTCGTATCGCGCAGATTCCCCATAGGGCCCGGAACTTGCGGGCCGAAGCGCTGGACCAGTGGGCCGAGGAGCTACAGAAAACGGCCAAGGAGCTTGCGCCGTTCAGGACTGGTGCGCTGCGTGAGTCCATTGAGACCAAGGTGAACACGACGAGCGGTAAGGCTTGGGTGCAGATCAAGCCTGGTCATGTGCGTGAGTACGCGTACTACGTCGAAAAGGGCACCAGCAAGATGGACGATCAGCCGTTCTTGGGCCCTGCCGCTCAGATCCATGCACGTACCGGTGAGCGCGCTTTGCAGCGTGCAGCACCCCGATTCTTTGGCAGGTGGTGAGCCTTGGCTACTGGTCTACGTCCCCTTCAGACAGCGATATTCGCGAAGCTGAACGGCACCCCCTCGCTCGCTGGCAGGGTTTACGACAAGGTGCCCGAGCCTGCCCCTTACCCGTTCGTCACAATCGGCAACATTCTCGAATTGCATGACGACACGCACGACGCGCAGGGGCTCAACTCCACTGTGACAATTCACGTTTGGTCTATGGCCCCGGGGTCCAGCGAGATTTACGACTTGTTCGCCGCTGTTGACGCTGCCCTAGATCGCGTGCCGCTGACTGTTGCTGGGTTCTCACAGGTGTACATCAAACATGCCCAGCACCAGACAATCCCTGACCCTGACCCGCGCGTTATGCACCTGAACGCTGAATATCGGGTCCACATGACAAAGGAGTAACTGAGTGTCTGGTATCGATGCGTTCGGCATTGCGCTCAAGCGTGGTGACGGTGTCACGCCTACTGAGGCTTTCGTGGCTATCGGCAAGGTGTCTGACGTCAAGGGCCCCGAGATTAAGCGGGACACCTACGACGTGACCGCGCATGACTCGGCGAACGGGTGGCGCGAGTTCATTGGTGGCCTGAAGGACGCTGGTGAGGTCACCATCACGGTGAACTATGACCCGTCCGTTCATGACGTTCTCGTGCAGGACTTTGAAGACGTCAAGCCACGTAACTACAAGCTGGTATTCCCGCAGGCCCTAGGCGAGTGGGACCTAGCGCTGATCCTGACTGAGTTCTCGCAGGAAGCGCCGGTAGACGACAAGCTGTCTGCCGAACTGAAGTTCAAGGTGTCGGGCAAGCCGACCATTACCGCAGGAGCGTAACCACATGTACCTATCCGCTGACGACATCCTGAACGCTGACGACCTTCAGCGCGAGCCTGTCGACGTCCCGGAGTGGGGCGGTACGGTTCTCGTCCAGGGCATGAACGGTACCGATCGGGACCGGTTTGAGGCGTCTCTCATGAACGAGAGCATGTCTGCCGTTGCCAAGGACAAGGCCCTTGACAAGTATCGCGCGCGTCTCGCTGCGTTCTGCCTGGTCGACCAGAACGGCAAGCGGCTGTTTCGCTCTGACGCCGAGGTCAAGCGACTCGGTGAAAAGAGTGCGCAGGCCCTTACTCGCGTGGTCGAGGTTGCCTCTCGTCTCTCCGGTCTGACGGATGACGACGTTGAGGAACTGACGGGAAACTAGTAGGCCGTCCGGAGCGACAGTTTTACTTTCGCCTTGCTGGCCATCTGGGTATGCCCGTGGCCGAGTTGCTCGCTCGTATGTCGTCCAGAGAACTCACTGAGTGGATGGCGTACGAGCGGGTGACTGGCCCCCTCGACGCGAACCAGCGTACGGACATTAGCGCTTCGATCATTGCTGCCACGGTGGCCAACTCGAACGGCGCAAAGCTCAAGGCCAAGGATTTTGTGCCTGTCTGGTACCAGCGCGTAAAGACACCGCAAGAGATCTGGCAGGACGTTCTGAAGGCAAATACGGCTCTGGGCGGCTCTGTTCGCACATACGAAAGTTCGTAGGTGACTACGGGCAGAAAGGGGGTGTCTGGTGGCCACGCTGGCATCACTAACAGTTCAGCTTGGCATCGACACTGACCGGGTGCAGGCTGGTGCGCGCCGTGCCAACGCTGCTATCCGATCCATTGGCGCGACCACATCGGGCATGACGCGCGACACTGACGGGAACTGGCGCAGTGTCGATGGTCGGGTGTTGTCGTCCACGCACGCCATGATGACGAATGGTCAGCGTATGCGTGACGCGCTGGGCGGTATCGGCACGGTCATGCGCAGCCTTGGAAGCACTGCCGCAACGCAGATGCGCAACGGTCTGCGTAACGCTGGGCAGGCTGGTATCAAGGTGCTGGGTGGGCTCGGCAAGGCATTCGGCGTGATGAGCGTTGGTGCCGTTGGTGCCGCTGGTGCGCTCGCTGCTGTACCTCTGGCCGTGGTTGGCCTAGGCGTGAAGGTGGCGGCTGAGAGTAAGCAGGTCAAGGACGCCTTTACGGGCCTCAAGGACCATGTGACTAAGCAGTTGCAGGGGCTCGCGCAGCCTCTCGTCAAGCCTCTCGCCAACGCTGCCAAGCAGCTATCCGGCATCTTTGACAGCATCGCCCCGCAGTTGGGCAAGATGTTCTCTGCTGCTGCCCCGATGATTCAGCCCCTGGTGGCTGGTGTCGGCAACCTGGTCAAGGGCCTGGTAAACGGCATGCTTCCCGTGATGCAGCAGGCTCTACCGCTGGTCAAGTCCCTCGGGGGACTGTTCGGCACGCTGGGTACTGCCCTGGGTGGTTTCCTCTCGGGCCTCTCGGGTGGCATGGGTGCAGCCGCAGGTGTGTTCAACAGCCTTGGCTCGGTCGTCGCTGCACTGTTGCCGACGCTGGGTCAGCTAATGGGGCAGATGCTCAAGGTTGCTGGCCCGATTCTGAGTCAGCTACTGACTGCCCTGGGTCCGATCATCACGCAGTTGGGCGCAGCCCTCATGCCGATCATCACTGCCCTGGGTCCGGTCCTTGCTGCCCTGGTGCAAGCGTTCCTTGCGCTGGTGCAGGCGGTCATGCCGCTACTGCCTCCGATCAGTCAGCTTGTGGTGGCTCTGCTGCCCGCGCTTATGCCGATCCTTCAGGCTCTGGTGCCGCTCTTCAACGCGCTGGGTCTGATCGTTCAGGCTCTGGTGCCGATCCTCACGCCGATCATCACGCTCGTCGCGAAGCTTGCAACGATCCTCGCCAACTACCTTGCCAAGTACATAACTTCGGTTGTGGTGCCAGCGTTCAAGGCAATCGCCGCGCTGTTGCATGGTGACTTCAGTGGTGCGCTCGGGTATGCCAAGCAGGCTGTTTCGGGTATGGCTAAGTTCGTGCTCAGCATCTTCACGAAGCTACCGGGGCAGGTGCTCGGCGCTCTAGCTCCGCTCGCTGGGAAGGTGTGGTCTGCTGCCAAGTCTGCGGGCTCAAAGCTGGTCTCTGCTACCAAGCAGGGCATCAGTGACGCTATCGGGTGGCTGAAGGGTCTGCCCGGTAGGGCTAAGGGTGCGCTCGGCTCGCTGGGCGGTGTGCTCCTGGGTGCCGGTAAGTCTCTGATCTCTGGATTCGTCAGCGGCATTAAGAGCATGTTCGGTTCCGTCAAGTCGACCCTTGGGGGACTGACGTCCAAGCTGACTAGCTGGAAGGGTCCGGCCCCGCTGGATAAGAAGATCCTGACGCCTAACGGCCGGATGGTAATTCAGGGTTTCCAGCGCGGTATTACCAAGCAGGTTCCGCACCTGAAGAAGCAGCTACAGACGCTGACCAGGCGACAGATTCCGTCGATGGCTGCTGCGTTGGAGGCTAAGGGTGTTGCGCACGCGTCTGTGGCGAGTGCAAAGCAGGCTCTACGGCTGGACATCACTGGTTCGGACGCTGAGATGAAGGCCCTGGTTCGAAAGATGTTCCGTGTGGACGGCCGTGGATTTGCTCCGATGGCCGCGCGATAGGAGGTACTGATGGGTTTCCCCGACGATCCGCTGAAGATTGTCACAGAGCTGGAAATTGACGGCATGTGGCAGGACATATCCGCTGACGTGTACGACCGAGACCCGGTCACGATCACGCGCGGTAAGGCGAACGAGGGGGCGGCTGTTGACCCTGGGTCGTGTCGACTGACCCTGAACAATGGCATTTCGAAGCTGACGGGGGTTGTGGGTCGGTACTCGCCTCGCAACCCTCGCAGTGACCTTTACGGCAAGTTCGGCCGGAACACTCCGCTACGGGTCAGCGTGCTTGAGGGTGGGGTGTTCCTCGACAACCTGTCTGGCGAACCTGACCTGACGACGACCCCGGACGTTACAGCGCTGGACATCACGGGTGACCTTGATATCCGGTGGGAGGGCGAGGCGGATTGGTACGCGACCGGTGCTCAGATGCTCATCGGCAAGTGGGGTGCTGCGGGTAACCGCTCGTACCACCTGCGCCTAGAGAACGGCCTACTCTTCCTGCACACCACGCAGGATGGAACGGTTGGCCGTAACCACAATTACAAGCTTCCCGAGAACCTGCCGAAGCGTGTTGCGCTGCGAGTCACGATGGACGTGGACAACGGCGCTGGTGGGGTCACGGCTCATTTCTACTGGGCTACGTCCATGGATGGCCCGTGGGTCGACTTCAGCGGGGTAAACAACTCCGTTGGCACTATCGCCATCTTCAACAGCTCTGCCCCGCTGAGTGTGTCGCCTCAGCAGTTGGACTCTGGCATCACGGTCCTGCGGTACCCCTTCACGGGGCGCTGCTACCGCGCTGAGGTGCGTTCAGGCATCAATGGCACCGTGGTGGCCTCCCCGAACTTTGAGGCGCAGACAGAGGGAACTACGGCCTTTACGGATAGCGCGGGGCGTGCCTGGTCCATCGCCGCTGGTGCAGCGATCACTAACCGGCGCTCGCGCTTCGTGGGGGAGGTCTCTGAGTGGCCTACTCGCTGGGAGGCTGAGGGCACTGACGGGTATGTGCCGCTCGTCGCTTCCGGCATCCTGCGCCGACTAGGTCAGGGCAAGAAAGCTCTCAACTCCGCGCTTAGGCGCCGTATCCCCTCGTTCAAGCCTCTGAGCTACTGGCCGATGGAAGAGGGTGCGGACGCTACCAGCGCCGTCAACCTGGGTGTGGGCAAGGGGCCGTTGAAGCTTGACCTTTGCACTTGGGCTTCAGCGAACACCCTTGCGTCGAGTGACCCGCTTCCTGTGTTGGCGAGTCAGAGCGGCATCCTGCCGATGATGTACGGTCCGATCCCGGCGCCTGCTACTGCCCCCACTTCATGGGTGGTTCAGTGGGTTTACCGTCACGACACGATCCATGCCACCGTGTGGACTCACATGCGTGTCATTGCCACGGGTACCGTTGCTGAGTGGCTGTTGCAGTGGGGTACGGGCGTTGCCCGAGTCATTGCCCGAGACGACGCCGGTAACGAGCTTCAGCGCTGGGATACGGCGATTGGGACTGACCTATGGGGCCGCTGGAACAAGGTTCAGTTTGAGGTCTCGCCGGATTCCACGATCAGCGGGCAAGTCAACTGGCAGCTAATTTGGACCGACGTTGGTGGTGACTCGGGCGCTGGGTCCGGCCACTACACAGGTACGGTTGGCCGTCCGGTTGCTGTGGCTTCCCCTGCGGGTGGCTTTGCGGCTGAGCTTGACGGTATGGCCATCGGCCACATATCCGCATGGGGCGCTTGGGACGCGAACTCTAACGGCGCCTACCTGCGTGCCATTGACGCGTGGACCGGTGAGACCGCTGGTGACCGCATGCTGCGTCTGTCTGGCGAGGAGTCGCTACCGCTGATCATTGCGGATGGCACTGCCGACCATGCGCAGGTTGGCCCGCAGGTGTCTGACACGGTGCTGAACGTTGTGCAGGATGCCGCGAACGCTGACGGTGGAAACCTGTACGAGAACCGTGAGGACATCGGGCTTGTCTATCGGGGCCGTAGGAGTTTCTACAACCAGCCTATTGGGCTCGCGCTGGACTTCAACGCACGTGGGCTGATCACTCCGATTGAGCCTGTCGACGACGACCAGCTAATCCGCAACGATCGCACAATTGAGCGGCAGAATGGTGGGTCGGCGCAGGCCATCTTGGAAACGGGCCGGTTGTCTGTGCAGAATCCTCCGCTAGGTGTGGGCACGTACGACGACAGTACGACCCTGAATCTGTTCACGGATGACCAGGTTGTGAACACTGCGTTCTGGTACCTGCGCATGGGCACTGTGGATGAAGCCCGTTACCCGTCCATTGCGGTTGACCTGACGCGTAACGCTGCTCTCATTTCGGATGCTGCGGACATCGAGGTTGGGGACCGACTGACGATCGCCAACCCGCCCGAGTGGCTACCGCCTGGTCTAATTGATCAGCGGGTGGAG